AGGAGTATAGTATGCTAACAATAGATGATAAGATTGACAAATGGTTCTGGGATAGAAAGATTACTCAGAATGGTAAACCGATGGCACAAGCCATCAAAACCTTAGAGGAAACTACTGAGTTGCTAGATGCCATTAACAAGAATGATATTGATGAGATTATGGACGCAGTAGGTGACATTTACGTTACACTCAGAGGTGTATGTCTTACACAGGGTATATTCTTAGATGACTGTATTCATAAGGCATATGATGAGATTAAAGATAGAAAAGGGTATTTAACTCCTGAAGGTATGTTTGTTAAAGACAAGTCCTAATGGGAGGAGATGTTATAGTAACATTAGCAATAGTATTTACTTCAGTAAAAGCTGTGCTACTTATATCATATTTATATGCTAACATAACTTTGGAACTTAGGAGATAGTAATGGAAGAACACGGTAATGTACAGGTATTAAAGAGTGCAGCAGGGTATTATTTAGGCACTCTATACTATGATGAAGAAATGGAAGGATGGTTTCCTAATAGCAGGGATACGGTCTATTTATCTAAAGAAGATGCTACGGATTTATTAGAGAGTTGGAATAACAGTAGTGCTCCTGCAGTGTATGTATGGCCTGACGGAGATTGGTGCTTTGAAGAAGATTTAGAACACTATGGATATAATAAGTCAGATGACTTTAAACTTGAACCCTATGATGAGGAGATACACGGATGACAATTAATGTAGTAGGTGCATATGGCAGAACATATGACAATATTATTAGAGCTAAGCAAGACTGGGACGCTGGTAAAGATTTTAAGATAGTAAAAGGTTCTTATATCAATAAGAGCGATTGGGTACTACATGTTAACAATGACAAAGTAGTATACCAAGGCAATACATCAGCGTGGATTCTACAATAGTATGATTTACACAAAGGAAATCTCTATCTTCGCTATGACCAAATTCTGTATAGGTATATTAAGATTACCATCAGACATAGAGATAGATATAGAGGTTTCTGACTTGTCTAAAGAAGGTGTCAAAGGCTGGTGCTATAACGACAGTGATACCTTCTTTATACAAATTACAGATGGACTAAGTAGTAAAGAAATGGCAATAACACTTTTTCATGAGTTGGTACACGTTTGGCAGTACTATAAGGGTAAACCGGCGAATGAAGAACAGGCATATGGGCTTGAAGAACTCATATATAACAGATGGGTAGGTAAATATGGTTGAGATTATAATATTAGTAATTGCTTGTGTTTTATCCTTCACACTAGGTGTGTTGTATGAGATATGGGACAAGAAGAAAAGAATGAGGACAAGAGAATGGGGGAAGTAACAGAGAAAGTTGTTTTAGGTATTTCATTTGCTTGGATAGCATTTGCACTAGGTATAGCGATAATATACATAATAAAGCATGAGCAAGGTAATTAAGTTTAAACAAAAGAGAGTACGGATGATGCCAGGTGACTGGAAGGTTACAGGTAGTCCTACTCCTCATGAGCTGAGAAATACCTTAGAAACTATTGAAGAGTCTTATGCTGAGTATTGTAAAGCACTAGATAGTTGTAGTCTAAGTAATGAACTAGCTATTAGAGAGAAGATTCGTTTACTAGAGCTTACATATACAATATTGACGGACAGTCTATTAACAGGAGAAAGTAATGATTGAAGTAATTATGGGGACATTGTTTGGAATAGCCGTTATCTATGGAATATATGGGATGGGGGAGTAATGGAAAAGCAATGGGGATGGAAGCATAGCTGTAAAGTAGAAGAAACAGTTATGTATGTGGAAGACGGTAAAGAGTGTAACTGGTGTGGTAGAGCTCTTGAAGATGAGAATCATGAATTTGGTAAATTAGATAAAGGATGGGATGATGAAGCTGAACAGTAAATGGTTTGAGAAAGTAAAGAGAGATAGACTAGACGAGGAAGATGCCATCATGGATTGCTGGAAGGTAGTTGATGATATTAACTTTCTTTGGGTTCAAATTATGGATGGACCTGAGATGTCTGACGATGAAGTCTGTAATATCTTATTAGGTATGCAACAGCTGTATGATAGGAAGTTTCAAGAGCTAGCAGCTACTCATGCTGTGGCCAATGGTTTAAAAACTACTATATATGGGGAGGACCCTAATGATGAGGACGAGTACATATAGTAAAGGGTACTGGGCAGATACAGAGACAAATAAACTAAAGAAACGAATATCCATCCTAGAACAAGAAATAACAATATTAAGGAATGTGATAGAAATGACAAAAGCAGAGAAATTAGGAAGTAAAGTAGAAGAAGAACTCACGGATGACGATTGGAACTATATAATGACCATGGGACACAGTGAGTATAGAGAATATTCATTAGCAAAATCAAAAGATAGAGGGTATATACATCACTTGAGGAGACAACAAGATGTTCACGATAAATAAACTAAAGAGAAAAGTAATTAGCGCACTAAATAATGGCACAGACTGGGAGTCCAAGCACGAGGAACAACGTAAAGAATCCTTAGAATGGGAGTGCAAGTTTAACACCTTACACAGACAACTAAGTTCCATTCTAAAAGCGAGTTAGTAATGATAGGAGATAATAAATTAGTAGTATGCTTTATGTTTGGATTCGCTTTAGCATGTATGTGGGCAGGTGTTATATTTTACTTTTTTATAAGATAACGTAAAAAAATATCTTGACATTTTGTTAAAATTAAAGTATAATATCTTTTTGAAATTGAGATTTCTAAGCAAAGCGAATCATCGCAGAGTTTAGGATGCTGCATGCTCTACCTCGAGGTTAGCAGGATAAATATGAGAATGACTGGACTGTGCCATCTTGAGTCCTAAAATATTAATGCGTAGTGGTGTAGGATTTGATACCTTGATTGCCACTTAATTAACGAGATCAAAACGCATGCAGGTGGCAGATATGCCGGGGAGACTACTAAGTTCAGACCCATTTATCTGTCACCACCTTATTAATAATAGTTCGTGGGAGGAACGATGACAACATACCACATAGAAGTAGTATATGAAACAGTAGAGTATTTTAGAGTAGAGGCAGACAGTGAAACAGACGCAAAAGAACAAGTATTGGATAGCAAAGTGGACCTATATAACTGGGACCAAGACTTTCAAGAAATTAAAGTCGAAAAGGTTCTGGCTTGATTTGGGTAGTGTTTTAGTAGCCGTACTAGTACTTATAGGATTGGTACTAGCGTTTGTATCAGTATTTGTTCCAATAGTATTTATATTTGTTATTGGAATGATATCATTATTTTTTTGGGAGGAGTGGAAAGATGGGTTATGAAACTAGAGTAGTATTAGCAGTAAATAAAGAAGAGTATGGAGAAGTAGATTGGGGTAAGTTTGGTGATTTAGTATCTAATAAATATGTAGAGGACGATAAGATTACATATATGTTTGACTGGGGCAAACAAACCTACCAAGTCTTAGATTACTTTATGGAACGAATAGCCGTTAAAGATGAAGATGGGTATGCGCAACTAGAAACATTCGGAGCTATATCTTTAGGCGAGGATGATACCGATATAGAGACTTTAGGCGAACCCTGGGAGTTTGGTATCTATTTATCAAGAGATATAGAGTTCGACGGGTAATACAAGGAATATCCCCACGGCAAGTAGAGTATCCTTCCGAGCTTAGGCGTTTGAGGAAGGGGATGCTGGGAAACAGAGCTTAGCCATTTTATTTAGAGAGAGCATCAGGCTCACCTCCCACACACCAGCTTGGTGTTCTCCCTAAATAAAATAACTACACCAGGACCGGTATAGTTAAAGGCTTCAGGCAGGGTGTGCCTTAATCAACAATCACCCTCCGTCTTAATAGGGGCAAGTGCTGGAAGCTCCTTTATAGTGGATGTACACCATAAAAATAGCCACCCGGCATGCAAATGGGTGAGGTTCTGATAGTCCCTACTATTACAAATTACTATCATCTAATTATAAAAAGGAGTATGTAAATGAGCTTAGATAGAACAAGCAATGGGTACTTAGTAGACCCTACAATTTGGTCAGTTTCAGTAATGAAAGAAATGGCTAAAGAAGATGAAATGGTACTAACCCCAAGTATGGTTATTCAGATACAGAAAGCTAGAGAGTATTTCGATGAAAACTCTAGTGTACCACCGATAAGAACATTCTCTAAGTATGTTGGTATCGATAAGAAAGTATTATTTAAGGAATGGCTCACTGGGCCAATGAAACCAATCACCAAATATGGTGGATTACCCCAACCTACGGGGTGTGTATAGAACTCGCTGTGAAAGTAAAGAGGATTGACTATTTATCCTAGCTATCGAGGAATCAAAGCCTTTGCTCCCCCCAGATTAGTCTTGGGAGTTAGAGCAAGGGTGGGCTGTACCTTCCCTCTAGCCCTTAAAATTGTGATAGCACAGCAGTTGAGAGTGACTTGCCCTCGGTCACTAGAATAAAGAGAGGGCACTAAATTATGCGGGTATCGTATATCGGTAATACTCTGGGTTTCCAACCCAATAAGGTCAGTTCGATTCTGACTATCCGCTCCATTTCGGGCCTGTAGCTCAGGTGGTTAGAGCAATCGACTCATAATCGATCGGTCCTTGGTTCAAGTCCAAGTGGGCCCACCAAATTAATAAAGGAAGTGTTAATGCTAGGTATAAAAACTCAGAAACAGAAATTAAGGGAAGAAACTTCAAGAGAGTTAATAGAAGCAGCGAAGACTATATCTACAGCAGTTAATAGTACTGGTGTAGAGGTTAAAGCACTCAAAGAGTCTGTTAAAGTACTTAAAGAGTCCCTTAGCCATTTAGGAGATGCGGTATCTAGCCTTAATGAAATGATAAAAATACAAGAAACACATATAAGTACGATAGAAGAAGGAATGTCTTGGACAGTAGACGAATCTATTGCTCTGAGAGATGATTTCGTTAATCTAGTAAAATATATAAGAAAAACTAGAGAGGACGAGGACGAAGAAGAAGATGACTAAAAAATAACGAGGAGAATAACAAATGAAGATATTATTAGCTGCAGTAGCAGCAACTATAGCAATATCAACACCTGTGCAATCAGCACTTAATATTGAAAAAGTGATACAGAATAAAAAGCTAGTACTTATGACATTAGGTACAGCAGTTTATTATTCTGAGAACTGTGCTGGATTAACAGGTAGAGGGAACCAGTATTTAGTTAAAGCAATTACATTGCACAATCTAAATACTTATGCGTTTTATGATGACAAAGACTTTGAAACAGGGTACGGCATAGCAAAAGAGTATACAAGTTGTAGTAAACTTAGAAACGATTTGACAGAGATAGGATTAGGAGCAATGGTAAGATGAAAAAGTTAACACAAGCCGCCTTAATCAGTATGCTTGCAGGTGGGGCAGTAGTAGCTCAACCAAATGGAGTTTCACCACATGACTTCCCCGTGGGTAGTAGCTATTGGGATGATAAGGTTAAACCTTATGCTTGGTACGTAAATAGAACACACCAGTTGGAGAATAGAACTTTCCAGTTAATGGCAAAAAATAGTAATTTAACTCCACCATGTCATCGAAAAAAATAGTACTTGACATTTTGTTTAAAATACGGTATAATACTCTCTGAGAAAAATAAGAATATTAGCAAATCATAATATAGATTATTTTATCAAGAGGTCAATTATGACCATATTTTAATTATAGGAGATATAAAATGAAAAAATCAATTACAATCGCAACACTTTTACTAACTACTGCTTTAACTGCAAATGCTGGTTTCTTTAACAACGACAACGGCTCAAACTGGGGTCCATTTGACACAGGTTCTAACGTAGGTCCATTCAATGGTGCTTCTAACTGGGGTCCATTCCAAGGTGCTAACAACTGGGTTAATGACACAGACTTTGGCTTCAATTTTAATACTAAGAATAAAATTGACAACCAAGTATCTGGTAAAGCTGATGGTTATGTTAAAGGTGAAGCAGACGCTTATGCAAAAGGGTATGTTGATGCGAAAAACAAGTACTATTTCAACGAAACAGACTACGAGTTCGTTCCAACTGGAAAGTAATTCCTTAATAAGGATATAAAGGATTGGACACACCTTTTAAAAAAGGTGTCCATTTTTAACGCATAAAAGGAAATAAAGGAAACAATGGTGAATAAAAATATTTTAGCTACAGCAGTAGCAATGACAATGACAGCAGCAACAGCTGGTGTTACAATTACTGGTGACTACGTTGGTTTTATTACTAATGATAGTTCTACTACTTCGTACGCACAAGACTTAGACCTTATGATTAAGGGTACTATGCTTGAGGACAGTACTTCAGTAACGGCAACAATCGAAAATCTAGGCGGAACAGACAATACATTAACTGTTAACGAATTATACGTCAAGACACAGATTGAAGGATTAGATGTAAAATTAGGTAGATCAAAAGGACAACTAGGCGCAGGCTTAATGCAAAAACAATCAGCTGCAACAGATAAACTACAAGTTGGTTTAAATGTAGGTGAATATGGAGTAACATTAGAACAGGCCTCAGGTTCAGGTAAGGTTAATATTGATGCTAACGGTAGTTTAGGAGTAATTAACTTCAAAACACAAAACGTATCAGGCAGTGATAGATTTATATCAGCTCAAACAACTGTAGCTGGAGTAGAACTGTTCGTTGAGTACCAAAAAACAGATGTTGGTACTAACACAGGTTTAGCAGCTGCAACAAGTGTGGCTGGTTTCGGTGTAACATATGCACAAGTAGATGTTGGAGATGCCTCTGGTGTTACTCAAGACGGTTCTATAACTAATGAAAACTCTAGTATTCTAGAGGATATTTCTGACGCAGCTACTGGTAAAGTAGTACGTGGTGTTGTAGTATCTAAAGGGGACATTACAGGTAAAGCTATTAAGAAGAATGATAAAATGACTTATGTAGCTGTACTTGCTAGAGGACCTATGGAGTACGCATACCAAAAAACTGAAGATGTAGATGGCGTTTTATCAGCTAAAGTGTCGTTCATGTTTTAATAAGACAAAAGTAGTACGGGATGGTAGAAGTATTGGGGATAGATTAAGTTCAAATCACTCTACTTCTAAGTCTCCTATATATATTAAAGGAGATTAATATGGCAATAGATTTAGTAAAGCAAATAAAGAAACAAAGTGATTGTCCAGAGGATACGGAGGGTAGACTATACAACACCCCCAATTTAGATAACTTAGAACACGGTCCATGGCCATCTTTCGTTACAGGTCTTAAGCGATTAGCATTAGACACACACGAAGGTGCTGACATGGTACGTGACGTTTTAGCAACATTAGAAACATCGTATGTAACTAAGAAAGGTTATTGGAAAGGCGGTACTGTAGGAGTCATTGGATATGGTGGTGGAGTAATTCCACGTTTCAATGAGCTTAAAAATGAAGACGGTGACTATAAATTTAAGGCTGCATCTGAATTTCATACTCTTAGAATTCAACCACCTGCGGGCATGCACTACACCTCAGACCTACTAAGAAACCTGTGTGATACATTCACGGATAACGGTGGTTCTGGTTTGATTGCATTCCACGGTCAGTCTGGTGATATTATGTTTCAGGGTGCTACAGAAAAGACAACTCAAACTATCTTTAATGAATTAAATGAGATTGGTTTTGATATGGGTGGTGCAGGTCCTGCAGTACGCACAGGTATGTCTTGTGTAGGTGCTGCTAGATGTGAAATGTCTAATGTGAATGAACAGGCAGTTCTAAGAACTCTTGTTAACGCATTCCTAGACGATATGCACAGACCTTCATTACCTTATAAGTTGAAGTTTAAAGTTTCTGGGTGTGCTAATGACTGTATGAACTCTATTGGACGTTCAGACTTTGCTACTATTGGTACTTGGCGCGATGATATTAAAATCAACCAAGAGATGTGGAAAGCTATGGTAGCAGACAAAGGTGAGAAGTATGTATTTGATAATATTACTTCTCGTTGTCCAACCTCTTGTATGTCTTTAAATGAAGATACTTCATTATCGATTGATAATAAGAACTGTGTTAAGTGTATGCATTGCTTGAACGCAACGTCTCCTCTTACTAAGAACTACATACAAGAAGGAGCTCCTAGAGAAGCAATTCTAGCCACTGGCGATGATAAAGGTATATCAATCCTAATGGGCGGTAAACGTACATTGAAGATTGGTGACCTATTCGGAACAGTTATTGTTCCCTTTATGAAGATGGAAACAGCTGAAGACTTTGAAGCTATTGAAGAATTAGCTTCTGAAGTAATTGACTTCTTTGCGGAGAATGCATTAGAGCATGAAAGAACCGGTGAGATGATCGAGCGCATCGGCTTAGCCAACTTCTTAGAAGGTATCAATGTTCCAGTTAACCCAAATATGGTTGCTGACACTAGAGTATCATCTTATGTTCGTATGGACAAATGGGATGAAGAAGCTGTTGCATGGTTTGAGAATAAGAATGAAAACGCTGCTGCCAATGCATAAGTGGTATGACTCACTCACTATGGGACAGAAGATGTCCCTGTGGGTAGAGTTTAAGGCGGAAGGTGACCCTACAAATGAGGTTATTGAAAAAGCGTATAAACAATATCAAAAGAAATTTAAACTGAGGGTAGCATGAAGATAACAGCCGTACTAGTATTTATACTGCTATTAGCAGCAACACACCACATAACCTTAGGGTTATTCGGGGTTCCTCCTATGGGACCTTATCACACAATGGAGATTACAAAATAATGGAAGACAAGTTAAAGAAAGCAAAAGAGTTATATCTAAAGTATTGCCCAGTTCCTAATTTACTTAGACAACTAAAGATTATAGAATAGATGGTTGATCAGACCTTAGATGCATCGGGTTTAAACTGCCCTCTGCCAATACTAAAGACCAAGAAAGCATTGAATAAGATGTCAGCTGGTCAAATTCTAGAGGTTATTTCTACAGATGCAGGGTCAGTAAAAGACTTAGTAGCATTCTGTAATCAAACAGGACATACATTGATATCTACAACAGAGATTGAAAACACCTTTGTGTTTACAATAGAGAGGGCATAAAATGGCATACGGACCTAAAGTACTAGACCACTATGAGAACCCACGTAATGTGGGAGTATTTGATAAAGATGAACCAGGCATTGGCACAGGTATGGTGGGAGCACCTGCTTGTGGTGATGTAATGAGGCTACAGATTAAAGTTGGTGAGAATAACATTATAGAAGATGCTAAGTTTAAAACCTATGGATGTGGTTCCGCTATAGCATCTAGTTCGCTTCTGACTGAAATGGTAAAAGGGATGTCTTTAGATGAGGCTTCTAATATTAAAAATTCAGATGTTGCGGAAGAGTTAGCACTACCTCCGGTTAAGATTCACTGCTCAGTATTAGCAGAAGATTGTATAAAAGCTGCTATTAAGGACTATAGAGATCATGTCCCTACTAATAACTGATGAGTGTATTAATTGCGATGTATGTGAACCCGAGTGCCCAAATGAAGCTATTTATATGGGCGAAGAAATCTATGAGATAGACCCCAACAAATGTACAGAATGTGTAGGGCACTTCGATACACCACAGTGTGTCGAAGTATGTCCTGTGGATTGCTGCTTATCAGACCTAAACAACGTCGAGACGGAGGAGCAATTACTTGCTAAGTTAAGATGATTGCTGATATAAATTTTACAGATAATGCTGCTATTAAGGTATCTTCTATGTTAGAAGGTGACGATGATAGCCATCTACGAGTTTATATCATGGGAGGCGGCTGCTCTGGTTTTTCATATGGGTTTACGTTTGATACTCTACATAAAGAGGGTGACAGTACTGTAATAAATAAGGATGTCAGTCTTGTAGTAGACCCTATGAGTTATCAATACTTAGTTGGTTGTACCGTAGATTATCTTGAAGACCTTCAAGGTGCTAGATTTATTATAAATAATCCAAATGCTAAAACAACATGCGGATGCGGGAGTAGTTTTTCAGTATGATTACAATATCAGAAAATGGTGCAGAACGAGTAAAGGAGTTTTTAGAGAAACGAGGCTCTGGCTTCGGATTAAGAGTATTGATTACAACAACCGGTTGCTCTGGCTATGCTTATCAGCTAGAGTTTGCTGATACAATTAATCTAGACGATAAAGAGTTCTACTCTAATGGTATTAAGATAATAGTGGATGAAAAGTCTTTAACATTTATCGATGGTACTGAAATAGACTATGTTATAAACGGTCTCAACGAGGGGTTTGAGTTTAATAACCCTCTAACAAAAGCCCAGTGTGGATGTGGGGAAAGTTTTACAGTATAGGAGAGTATAATGCCAGAAACACAAATAGGCGACAGTACGGGTATGCAAATCAACTTACGTTGGTTTCTACAAATAATGGTTGGCGTAGGTATAGCAGTCTGGGGATATTTTGGTTTAACTGAAAGAATAACATTCTTAGAACATAACTTAAAGGTAGCGAACATTCAAGTTGATATGAACTCCGAGTTTAGAATTAAATGGCCTAGAGGTGAATTAGGTGCATTACCAGATGATGCAGAACAAAACATGAGGTTAGATATGGTTGAAAAGACTTTGGAAAAGGTAGAAGAATCTATGAAAGATACTCATAGTAAGATTCATTCCTTAGAGGACACTAAACCATAAGATCCAACGGCGGGTCTAAAAGTAAGGCAACGATGTCCTTTTTAAAACAGGCGGAAAAGGAGAGAAATATGTACCATGATTCCGGGTTATGCGGTTTCTTAAAAGGAGCTGATAGAATCTATAACAAAAAGGCCTCACTATGTGAAGACCTAAAATTTACAATGTACCTAAACAGTAAGCAACCAGACCACGTTAAACTACCAAAACACAAACTTATCTTAGCTAGACTAAAGACAGTAAGTTGGTGGCAAGGTTTTCCAGACGTGTCGGGTTATACTGGGTACAGGAATGAGTGAAGAAGAAGCTTACATGCCAAATTGGGAATGGCATAAAAACAGTAAATGGAACTAATAATTAAACTAAGGAGATACTATAATGAGTAAACAACAAAGATTTACAATACCTAAAGGTCATAAGAAAAATGACTACCATAAGAAAACTATGGGGCACGGCTTTTATAGATGTAAACGTAAACCTAATAGTCCTCTATGTAAGGATACCGCATGAGTGACTACGAAATAGCAATAGTTATATTTGTAGCTATCTCATCTAGTGTCTCCTATTTCCTAGGTCATAAAAAGGGGATTACTAATACGGTCGAATATCTGGAAGAGCAAGGTTTATTAGAGTTTGAAGAGTAAGAAGTGTATAAATTGCAAACACTACACTAATCAGAACAGAGCGAAATGGGGGAAGCCCTACTGTTGGCTATTAGAGTCTAAAGTATCGCCTTCTTTTAGTTGTAGAAGATGGGAACTACACATCCGAAAAAATAACACTTGACTTTTTTATCCATTTTAGGTATAATTGTACTAATAAATTGAGAAATCAATATAACTTTTTTCAGTATTAAAACTATCAACATATTTAATGGAAGTGGGTACATACGTGTTCCACCAACATTGAAGGAGCCGCGGAAGTATAAAGGACTTAAAAGCTTTTATTTTTTCGGCATTTACTCTGTCCCTGTTGAGTAGCTACTGCACTCAGGGCATCTTACTGAAAAGGAGAAAAAAATAATGGGAAATCACATACCCTTTAATAACTTAATGGTTGGCTTTGACAGATTGTTCGAAGACCTTAATAACATAAATCACGGTGCATCTAACTACCCGCCCTACAATATACTTAAGTACGACGATACTAAATATGTTGTAGAAATGGCGCTAGCCGGATGGTCACAAGATCAAATTGACATTCAGGAGCATAACTGCACTCTGACCATAATAGGAGATAAAGTAGGACGAAACGCTGAAAACGTTGAACCTAGCTTTATACATAAAGGCATAGGCCATCGAGCCTTTACTAGAGAGTTTAAACTCGCAGACCACATGCATGTAAACAATGCAGAATTAGTGGACGGAATACTCACAGTAAATCTAAATGTAGACGTGCCCCAAGAGCTTCGACCTCGTACTATCCGTATAGGATTACAGGCCTAAGCTTGACCTGGCTTTGTTCTTTGAGCCACCCTTTTAGTAGTCGACCTAACAGCGGTTCTAAAAATCAGAGAACATTTTAAAGCGTACTTATTTCAAGTATGTTTTAAAATAATAAAATACAAAGATGAAGCCCTCCTTTTTAATGAGGGTTTTTTTGGTTCTGGAGGACTAAGATGGAATTAACAAGTTTTCATAAAGATATGATTTCGACAGCAAGAAGATACTACATAGAGACAGGGACTTTAAAGATAGAAGCATTTAATATGACTACTAAAGACTTTTATATACATTTTCCCGGCGGTTTAAGACAGGTAGAGGGTTATTTAGACTTGGATATCAAAGAAAAATAACACTTGACATTTTTGGTTAAATAAAGTATGATGGTTAAATATATTAGAGAAAATAGGAACAACAGTAGGATAAACCCTTATGATCAGAGAATTAATATGAGCAAGGATAACTATATTACTTGGGTTAAAGAAGTTAATATAGAATTGTCTAAATTTGGGGAATGCTTGTCCTGTTTTGAACTTTCTAATAACAATTTAAAACACTGGTTTGTAGATAATTCTACACCAGAGGTAGCAGCAACAGAGTTGCACTTTATTAAATCATTGAAGCGCAAAGAATGCGTTTGTATAAAAAAAGGACTAAAGAACTGAACCAATTAGTGTTCAGTGTTGTTTCTTAGATGAATTTATTAACTTGTGCCATTAGAGCTGTTAGTAAAGGACTTTATTATGGAATGGTTAGTTTATTATTTTTTATTTGCACTATCAGGTGCTATGGTAACTTGGATTCAGATCTACAGGCCTTCGATTAGCTTGGTACGGATAGCTAATCCAGAGCATGTTATGTGTAGGCACTGGTGTATAAGCTCTTTAGTATGGATGTCTATAGCAGTTGTATTTATACCAGTATTAGCCTTACCTTTGTTAGATGAGGATATGAGAGAGAACTTTATATACAACTTAACAGAAGGATTCTTAAAGAAATAGCAATGAAATTTTACGCTTTAATACTTTCTTTATCTATCATGATTGGTGGGTGTGAATCACTTAAGCTTAGGAATGTAGCGAAGACAGGAGCCACTACAGCAATCACATATGCTGTAGCAGGACCAATACCCGCTATAATAAATCTAGGTACTAGCGTTGTTATAGATGAAGTACTACCACCTGAGAATACTATAGAGGATATAAAGAGTAAAGAACAAATGTGGGCATTCATATGGAAGGAGTTATTCGAATATGTTATGTACACAATTATAGGGTTCCTGCTATTTACTAGCGTTATAGGACCCTGGGCCGCTCAGAGGAGGGCCAAACGTAAGATGAAGTATGACATTTTAAAAAGAGACCTAGAGGTGGAACGAAAAATGAGAAAAGAATAATATATGTCCAAGAAAAAACGGATTATAAGTGGAGCCAGTATACTGGCTAAGTTAAATCTTAGTTTAAAAGAAGTAGAACCAATGACTTCAGCACAACAAGATTTTTTTGATAACTATGATAAGGGATTAAGTCAATTACTAATAGGCTACCCTGGAACAGGTAAAACATTCTTAAGCCTGTATAAAGCATTTAAGGATACTATGCAACCTGGTTCTAATGTGAATCAAATTGTAATAGTTAGAAGTGCAGTACCCACTAGAGATATTGGGTTTCTGCCAGGAGATTTGAATGAAAAGTCTCAAATATATGAGCTACCTTATAAAAAGATATGCTCTGAACTATTTGAGCGAGATGACGCTTACGAGATATTAGTAAAGCATGGTCTTATTCGTTTTATGATAACATCTTATGTTAGAGGATTAACATTAGATAACTGTATTGTATTAATGGATGAGTTCCAGAACTGTACTTCTCACGAAGCTGATTCAGTATTAACAAGATTAGGTAAAGACTCTAAAGCATTGTTCTGCGGAGATTTTATGCAAACAGACTTCACAAAGTATAAAGATAAAGACATAGATAAGTTTGTAGAAGTAATAAAATCAATGCCAAACTGGTTTATTATAAATCATTTTGAAGTAGAGGACATAGTTAGAAGCGGTTTAGTCAAAGCCTATATTCAAGCAAAATATTTAATTCACACAGAGGGGTACTAAAAAGGAAGAAGGTTGATATAAGGAGGTTTTATATGCAATTTGATTACGAAGAAATGCCGGTAATGAGTCCAATGGCTATGCCAACAAAGGACAAGGGATTTTTTGCAGCTATTTTTATGTGGATAATAACCACGAGAAAATGGAAGATTGAAAAGGATTGGAACTTCCGCCTGAATACCATGGAATATATGATTCCGAAAGGATTTGTATTTGATGGCGCATCAGTACCTAAGTACTTTAGAAGTTGGTTAAGTCCTATGGGCGTTTTATTAATGGCAGGTTTAATTCATGATTATGGATACAAATATGCTAGGTTAAAATGGAGAGATGGACATACCTCTGTACTACACGATCAAAAATATTTTGATGAAATATTTAGAGAAGTAGCAATTGCAGACAACGGTTTTAAAGTAATAAACTTTATTGCCTATTACGCTCTTAGACTAGGAGGCTGGTGGGCCTGGAATGGTCATAGGAAGCGTGATGAAAAATAATATGAGTGAGGAAGAAAAGCTAGCAGCTTTCTGGGCAGTAGTTGTTATACTACTAGTAATTATTAGTTAGCATGTTACGGAGATTAGAACATTATCTTGCTGAAAAGAAATGTTTTACCTCCTGGACCTGGACTAAGATAACTATATTAGTATACCTATTAGCCTGGATAGTATTAGTCCCACTACTTATTATAGCAGTTTCTTTTCTACTAACGGAGTTTTACGGAAACTCTTTTTGGAGATACAAATGATATTAAGTTACCATAGGCTAGTCATGCTAGCAAATGAGTATAAAGATAGACTAAAAGAATTAAAGATAGAAGACCCCCTAGCGGAAAGAGTTCCATCCTTAGAACAGTTTGAGGATGCTAAAAAGAAAATGAAAAAATAGGAAAATATATGCCAATATTATTCGTAATAATGATAGCACTGATTCTATCTATACCTACCATGGTATAGAGTAGATAGTAAAGTAACATTTGTATAAGTATTAATAAAATAGGTAAGAAAAATAACACTTGACTTTTTTGTAAAACCTGGTATAATTTAGAACTTGTCAATGATGACAAATTTTATAAAAAAGGAGACTATTTTATGTTAGATAAAGTTGTAGGCTGGATAAAAGCCGGGACAGAAGCAGGTATAGCACTAATTGCTTTGACCATTGTTTTACAGATAATTTTTGGCGGTACAGTACCATTTATAGGTGGTGATATCATAGGAACTATCACAGGAATTGTAGCACAGTTAGGTGCGCAAGGACTGGTAGGTTTGGTAGCAGCGGCGGTACTGTACAAACTTTTTAATAAGTAAATTTATAAGATAGACTAGAAAAGCTCTGCTATATTGCAGGGCTTTTTTTCGTTTGTCGCTACTAAAAATATTTCTTGACATTAAGGTGAAAAAACGGTATAATATCTTATAAAAAATTAGAAATTTAACTAGAGAAAAGTTAACTAGATAAACTAAGGAGGAAAATGAAAGTAACTAAGAGAAACGGTGAGCTGGAATCACTGGATATTGATAAAATACACGCAATGCTAGAGAATTGCAAGAAAGGAGATTTGGGTAGAGAGTTAGATGTATCAGTAAGTGACACAGCTATTAACGCCCACATTAAGTTTGCAGATGGTATGACTACTTCTGATATTCAGCAAACCTTAATTAAGTCTGCAGCAGAAAAAATTGATCCGCAAACTCCAGACTATTCTATATTTGCAGGTAGACTTCTAGTAACTAAAATGCGTAAAGAAGTATACGGTACATTCAATCCTATATCATTCTATGAATATATTAAATTAAATGTAGATAGTGGATTGTACGATGCGACTATACTAGAGTTATACTCTGAAGAAGAGATTGATATGTTAGAGTCTGTTATGGATTATGATAATGACTTCGCTCGTCCTTATTCTTCTATTGTTCAATTAGATAGTAAGTATCTAATAAAGGATGTTAAGACAGATAGAAGATTAGAAATGATCCAAGAGACTTTTATGCTTATTGCTATGACTATCTTTGCTTTAGAAGATAATTGTATAGAGTTAGTTATTAGAATGTATAATGCTCTCAAAGATGATAAAATTAGTTTACCTACCCCTATTATTAGTGGAGTTCGCACACAACTAAAAATGTTTAGTTCGTGCTGTCTATTAAAGATGGGAGATACTACTGAATCAATTTTAGCTTCTGAGTACGCTTTATCTCTTATGACAGCTAACAGAGCAGGTATCGGTGTAGATATGGGACCAATACGTGGTATTATGGCTCCTGTTAAGAATAACACAGTAAAACATACAGGTGCTTTACCTTTATTAAAATCAATAGAAGCTGCTAGCAAGCAGTTCACTCAGAACAGTTTACGTTCTGGAGCTACAGTGGTTAACTACCCTGTATTTAACTGGGAGATAATGGATGTTCTCGAATACAAAAATAATCAAGGTAGTAATACTAGCCGCGCTCGCTTTATCGACTATTCAATTGGCTTACCAAATATTTTCATCGAACGTGTTCTAAAGAAGAAAGACTGGACTCTATTTAGTTCAGAGGAAGTTCCGGAATTGTTCACAACCTATGGTAACCCAGAAGAGTTTGAAGCTGCGTACGAGAAGTATGAAAAGGATTCTTGCATACGTAAGAAGTCTCTACCAGCAGTCGAAATATTTAATAAGTTAGTAAAAGAGAGAGTAGGTACTGGACGTATATACATTCACTTCATTGACAATGTTAACCAACAAGGAATGTTTAAAGAACAGATAACCCAAACTAACCTATGTAGTGAAATATTCTTACCTACTAAGTCTGTTATGTTTGGAGGACTAAAAAGTACACCAGGCAGACATATACACGAATATGATTTAGATGATGGTATGGTTGCTCTATGTATATTAGGGTGTGTAAACTTTGGTAAGCTAGAGTCAATAGATGAGATGGATGGGCTTACTGATATTATGGTAAGATTCTTAGATAACTTAATTGATGTACAAGAATACCCTATGGATGCGACTGAGTATCCTACCCGAGGTTATCGATTCTTAGGTATTGGTATTAGTGACTTCGCCCACTTCCTAGCAAAGAATGAAGCAGTTCTAGGAACAAATAAAGCGAAGAAGTTAACTCATGAATGGGCCGAACGGTTCCAATACGGTTTAATTAAGACAAGCGTGGATTTAGCTGAAGAAAGGGGTGCTTGTGAGTACTCTGATTTAAGTGCATACTCTAAAGGAGTTATGCCAATTCACACATATAATACCAACGTGGATCAAATTACGCCAAATGACTTATTATGTGACTGGGATGCCTTGAGTGATAGAGCAGTTAAGTTTGGAGTAAGGAATACAACACTTAGTGCAATTCCACCAACTGCTTCATCTTCATTAGTATCTAATAGTACACAAGGAATTGATCCAATTCAGAGTACAACAGATACGTTTGAGGCATCTAACTTTACAGTTAAGTCACTTGTACCTGACTTTGAGAAAGAGCCATACTATATGAAGGCTTGGGATATGCCAGGTAACACTTCATCAGAGTATATAAAACTAATGGCTGTCTTACAGAAGTTTATTGACCAAGGTATGAGTACAAACCAATGGTATGACTTGACTAAGTTGCCAAATAAGATATTAGATAGTAATAGAGTTAAAAGGGATATCATTACAGCTTATAAGTATGGACTAAAGAGTCTGTATTATATTAGAAGTAAGGATAAAGAGAATATTAGTGAAACAATCGTAGAAGGTTGTGAAAGTGGAGCATGTAGTATATAATGGATAATATTAACCCAGATCATTACAAGGCTCATCCTTCAGGGGTTGAGGCCATTCAAGTTACAGAGCATATGAATTTCTGTTTAGGAAATGCTATGAAGTATATTTGGAGAGCAGATGAAAAACACAGCGATGGCGGCATTGAAGACCTAACCAAAGCTGTGTGGTATATAGAAAGAGAATTACAAAGGAGGGAAGATGCCAGCAATACCTAAAGATAATCAGCATATTAAAGTCAGGACTAAAGAGTTTACAGCCCTAAATACGGGGTCTTCTTATACTAGTGCTAAGTTAATATCACACTCAACTCCTAGTGCGGAGATGCTTGAAAAAGGGTTACTAGATGCAGAAGACCTAATAGCATTCTGTGCTAGAGTATCTAACCCTAGTAATCAATTTAATAAAGAAACCAATGCTAAGTTAATCAAATATCTAATTAAGTATAAGCATTGGTCCCCTCTAGAGATGGTAAGTGCTACTTTAGAGATTGAAACTACAAGAGATATTGCTAGACAGATTCTAAGACACAGAAGTTTTAGTTTCCAAGAGTTTAGTCAAAGATATGCTGATCCAACAAAAGATTTAACCTTTATGCTACGTGAAACACGTTTACAAGACCCTAAGAATAGACAAAACTCAATAAAAGTTGATGATACTAGATTAGCGTCAATGTGGAGAATGCAGCAGGAGAAGGTTATTCATGCGGCTAAAGAGGCTTACCAGTTTGCTATTGATAATAATATTGCAAAGGAACAAGCAAGAGTAGTATTACCAGAAGGTAATACAATGTCCAGAATGTATATGAATGGCACACTTAGAAGCTGGGTACATTACATTGAACTTAGAAGTTCTAATGGTACACAGCTAGAACATATTGAAGTAGCGCAAGCGTGTGCTAGAGAGATTGCTAAAATATTTCCATTAATGAAGGAGTTTTAAATGAAACTATTTAACTTAGGAACAACCGTAAAGAGTAAAGAGACACGACTATTCCTAGGGGATAATGTAAGTAATAGAAATATACAAACTTTCCACGATCCTAAGTATCCTTGGATATTAGAAGCAGCTGAGGAAATGAGAGCTATTGGTAATTGGTCTAAGAATGAGATTGATTTATCTAAAGAGAAGGCAGACTTTGACTCTTTAACAGAGGCTGGTAAACATATCTTTGAGAAAGGATTAAAGTTTGCTATTGCATTAGATAGTTGTGCAGGTAGAGGTCCATTAGAACTGTTTAATAATAGTGGTATTAGTAATAATCCAGAATGGGAGCTATATCTAACCAATCATCAAAATAATGAGTTATTACACTCAGAGTCTTATACAGAAATGGTTAGGGCTATATTTAATGACGTAGACCTGTTTATTGATTCTATTATACAAGACGACTTTGTACAAAAGAGAGCAGAGTCTATACTAGGAGCTTTCAAAGGTGCTACCACAACGTTGGATCACCATCAGGCTAATATAACTTGTATAGATCACGGTATAGCTATACCAATGCTACCATTCCCAGGAACTAATGATGCTGAACTTAGAAAGGCTATTTATAAGAGTGCTATGGTACTCAATATGTTTGAAGGCATCAGATTCTTTGCTACTTTTGTCACGGCTTGGTCTTTCTCCGAACAACCTGTTAAACTTTTTGCGGGTTCTAGTAATATATTTAAACTTATTGCTAGAGATGAGATGATTCACTTAGACGTATTCCAAAAGGTACTAAAGATGCTAAGAACTGATTCAGAAGAAGGGTTTGTCGAGGTAGCAGCTAGTATGGAAGATGAAATGTATACGTTATTTGAAGTAGCGTACAAGGAAGAAGAAGACTGGGTAGACCATCTGTTTAGTAAGGGTTCGCCTCTTATAGGTATGAATGCAGCTATACTAAAAGAGTATATGGATTATATCTTCGCAGTTAGAATGACTAATATTGGTATGGAACCAAGTAGGCTGGGGTTATCTGTAAAGACTAACCCACTACCTTGGGTTGACAATTACTTAGATAGTTCGCATATTAAGTCTGCTCCTCAAGAGATTGAGTCAGTTAATTATGTTGCAGCTATAGATAGTTCCTTAGATGAGGATTTTGACTTAGACGACTTATAGGATAACAACAATGGAACAATTAGAGTACGAAAACAACCAATTAAAGATAGAATTAAAAGAATTACAGGAAAAGTATGACTTATTGTGTGCACAGCTTAGAAAAAAGGCTAACACAACTAGAAATACCGATTTTGTAGACAACGGAGTGCGTACGACGGACTCATATAAATATTGGAAGTAAAATAAGAGAGAAATACCAACATTTTTTAGGGTGCGCCGACCAACCAGAGAATATACTATTAAAAAAGTTACATATGGACATTTGAAAAATAGTTCTTGACTTTTTGATAAAATCTTAGTATAATATACTTTTTAAAATGATAAATTTAACAATAAACAGAGAGATTAGAATGAATGAGATTGAATTTCAATACAACAAAACACCTACAGACGTAACACTAAGAAAAGCAGTTATACTAACCAAACCTAACAATAATTATCTTACAATAGACACTACAGAACTGAATGAAGGGGAATATAAAGAACTTACAGAGGGATTAGAGGCATTGCAAGATAATATTGACGAGGCGCATAAAAAGAGAACCAAATGGTTACAATCTAATGGCTTTGGGTCTTATTTTAGAAGTTTTAATAAAGACAAAATGGTTATTAGATAGACAAATAATTTTTTAATATATAATAAAGGAAAAAGACAGATGGCATGGGATGATGAAAAGAAAGGACAAGCAGTATCAATGTATGAAGGGGCAGACCCTGCTCCAGAAACTTCAATGGAGATTGTTCACGAAATAGCAGAGGAATTAGAAGAGTCACCTAACGGTGTAAGAATGATTCTTACCAAAGCAGGAGTGTATATTAAAAAATCTCCTGCTAAAAAATCAGGAAGTTCAGGAGAAGGTTCTAAAAGAGTATCAAAACAGGAATGTCATGATGCTTTATCTTCTGCTATTATTGATGCAGGACAAGAAGCTGATGAAGATATTATTACTAAGCTATCTGGCAAGGCAGCCAAGTACTTAGCAGACGTAATAAACAAAGTAAATAAATAAAAACAATAGCTTGGTAGTACTACTACCAGGTTCTTTTCCAATAGGAGGTAATATGGCTAGAGGCGGTATTAAAACAAGAGCTGGTGAAAAACTAGACGACAGAAGTATCGAAAATGTTATTTATCTATTGGAAAAGGAAGGAAACTCTATAACTAAGAAGGAAGCGTGTCAGTTATTAAATATAACTTATAACACTACTAGATTAGGTAAGATTATAGAAAACTATCTAGACAATAAGGCTAGGTATGCTAGACTTAAGGCTAAAAAGCGAGGGAAACCCGCTTCTGACTCGGAAATTCGTAATATAGTCGAAGATTATATGCGTGGAGAGCCAATGTCAGAGATAGCAATATCTGTATTTAGAAGTCCCGCCTTTGTGAAGAGAGTATTAGAGCAACACAACGTTCCAATGCGCTCTTCTTCAACGAACTATTTCCACCCCGAGTTACTCCCCGATGAAGTTCTTTCTGAGAACTTTGAACCTGGTGAAATAGTGTGGTCTGCCCGTTACAACACTACGGCAATTGTTGATAAGTTTATACAAGTCGACAATGAACATGGTAATGTATACCGTATCTGGATCTTAGGATCGAGTGCGAGATATGCTTCCCAGCCGTGGTATGAAATGGGCAAACTGGAACATTTAAAAAACCTCGGAGTAAAGTTACATGGATAGAGAAGTGTTCATAGCAAAGATGGCTGCCTATGGCGATGCTGTCGTAACCTATAGGAGTGTAAACAGTAAGAAATTAAAGTATAATGTATGCACTCCTGATTTTGATAATGAGTATATACAGAGTAGACGAAATAGTGTAAAAGTCAATAAAGATTGTATTTTACTATTTTGTTGGGATACTAATAGTTATAGGCAGATAAATCCTAAAGCTGTTACAAGTATTCAGCCTCTGGCTACAATATTAAGAAATAACAAAAGAAGATACTAAATGAACGAACCAGACAGTAACGATGTCTATGAAAGAATAATATATGAAAATCCAACAAAAGAGACCCAGTATCGATTAGTTGTTTCAACTTTTCGAGAGATAGAATACTTACATTTAAGAAAATATTACCTTGATTTTGAAGGGGAATATATGCCTACTAAAGAAGGGGCTTGTATACCTTTTGAACTTAACAATATAGCAAACCTATTCTCTGCTTTAGTAGAAATATTATCCTTGGCTGAGTCCAAAGATTCGATACTAGAGCATTTTGAAGAACTAATAAGAGACTTATACCCAGATGAATAAACTACTAAAAGAAGCAAGCGAACAATACTATAAAGGTAAGCCTATCATGTCTGATGAAGAATTTGACAGGCTTGCCGAAACCCATAAGTGGGAAGATGTAGGCTATAACCCCGACGTTAAAGAGCCGCACATCTTCCCACTTTTTTCTCTCCAAAAGGTATTTGAGGGTGAGGACGTTGCTCCTGACCTGGGAGGTCAAGTAATTGAAACCCCTAAGTTAGATGGAGCAGCAATCTCAATACAGTATAGAGAAGGAAAATTACATAAGGTACTAACTCGTGGGGATGGCAAAGAAGGAGTTAATGTGACTGATAAATTTATTTACAGCAACATTGTTCCTCATACTTTAAATAATAAAGGCGAAATACAAATAACTGGCGAGATAGTAGCTCCTAAAGAGATACCTAATGCTAGAAATTATGCGGCTGGAGCCTTGAATCTAAAAGACATTAAAGAGTTTAATAAAAGAGATTTAACTTTTATTGCTTATAATGTACAACCTTACTTTAGTACTACCTACGTTAATGATATGTATTTATTAGAAGCAGCAGGATTTAATACAGTAACTAAAGAAGATTGGAGTATGTTTCCAGAAGATGGAAGGGTATTTAGAGTTAATTATAACCCAAGATTTTATGAGTTAGGTTTTACTTCCCATCATCCTAGAGGTGCTTACGCACTGAAAACTAGAGAAGAAGGGGTAGTAACAACTTTATTAGATGTAATTTGGCAAACGGGTAAAAGCGGGAAAGTAACTCCAGTAGCAATCTTAGAACCTGTAGAGATAGAAGAGGCTAAGATTTCAAGAGCTACCTTAAATAATATGGCATATATCGAAGAGTTAAACTTAGAGATAGGTTGTAAAGTTGAGGTAATTAGGGCTGGAAAGATCATTCCTTGTATTGTGTCCCGGGTTAGTTGATACATCTGAAAAAATAAAACTTGACAATTAGGTTAAAATTTAGTATAATATACATTCAAAATGAGAAATTAGATATGCAATATAAACAAATAATTGTTCCAACAGCATGCCCGTCATGCGGTTCGGAACTAGAGTTAGTGAAGGACCAACTTTTTTGCCGTAGTAAAAATTGTTCAGCTCAATCAACTAAAAAGGTTGAACATTTTGCTAAAACACTAAAGATTAAAGGACTCGGTCCTAAGACTATCGAAAAGTTAGGTTTGTATTGTATCCCCGATATCTACTCTATCTCATCTGAAGAAATAACTGCTGCTATTGGAGAAAAGTTAGGTACAAAACTGTTTAGTAAAATAAATGAAAGTAAACAAGCTGACCTATCAACTCTAATAGCGGCTTTTTCTATTCCATTAATAGGGAACACAGCGGCCACTAAACTAACTTCTGTAATTATTCATATAGATGAAATAAACGAAGATTCCTGCTTGAAAGCGGGACTAGGCCCAAAAGCATGTGAAAGTTTAATAGGATGGAAAAAAACGGATTTTTATGGTAATTTGGATTCATTACCTTTTGATTTCAAGACAGCTGTAAGAACAAAATCTCCTGTGAGGGAGAACGGTAAAAGTGTTTGCATTACCGGTAAACTAAAAGATTATAAGAACAGAACCTTAGCGGGGGATTACTTAAAATCCTTGGGATACAAAATAACCAGTTCAGTAACGAAAAACACTGATTTTTTAGTTGACGAAGAAGGGAAGCAATCAAGTAAACGTACCAAAGCAGAGAGCTATGGTATACAAATATTAACAATAAATGATTTAATAGGATAATAATAATATGGCAACAACATCAATTCCAAAGTGGAACGACGAGCGTACAACAAATTTAACTAACATGGTAGGTTCTGAATCTCCTGTAACACAGGCTACAGTAGCAACTTCAGCTGAGTCTTTACAAACTACAACAAGATCAGTTAGCTCTAAGCTACGTAAAATGGGCTATGACGTAGAACTAGCTTCTTCAACTCACACTAAAACTTTCTCTGATGAGGAAGAAGCAACTCTTCGTTCTTTCGTAGAGAGCAATAGTGGTTCTTATACATATGCTGATATTGCAGCATCTTTCTCTGATGGTAAGTATTCTGCTAAGAGCATTCAAGGTAAATTACTTTCTATGGAGTTAACTTCACACGTTAAGCCTACAGAAAAGCCAGAAGCTGTTCGTACTTATACTCCTTCAGAAGAAGCTACTTTCCTTGAGATGGTAAGCGGTGGTTCTTATGTAGAAGAAATTGCAGCTGCATTGGATAAGTCAATTAATTCAGTACGTGGTAAGGCTCTTTCTTTCCTACGTAATGGAGATATCGATGCTATCCCAGCACAAAAAGAGTCACGTGCTAAAGCTAAGGAAGATGCTTTAGGTGCATTAGGCGATATCGCTTCTATGACAGTAGAGCAAATTGCAGATTCAATCGACAAGACTGCGCGTGGTGTTAAAACTATGCTTACTCGTCGTGGTTTGACTTGTGCTAATTATGACGGAGCTAAGAAAGCAGCTAAAAATGCAGCAAAAGCTTAGTACGTAATAAATAAATAGTACCTAAGGCGGGGTTAGTTGTCATAATCCCGCCTTTTTATTGCCTGGAGGTTAGAATGAAACTGGTAGCTAAATTTCACGACTTGGACAGCTTCACTTCCGAGGAAGCGGTTCGACGTGCGAAGGATTTATTGGGTGATTTTATTGAAATAAAAGTATACCCTAGCACAAGTGACCCATGGGATAATATTTATTTTGCAATTCAACAGATAATAACTGTAGATCAGTTAAATCTATTATTCGATGAAGGCCCTTTGTATAAAAGTAAGATAAAAGAACTTAGAGCTAAAATATTGAGCAAGTTGGAAGCGGAGTTAGATGAGGTAATTACAGACAATCAAAACAAGGTAAACTAATGGATATAGGCGCGGTTGTTCTGCACAAACTATTAGAAGAACAAAGCCTTGATGGTTGGTCTAGGTTAAGAGGTGAATTCTTCGATGCCTCATTTAAGTCTGTTTATAATGTAATAAATAAATATTATAATAATAAGAATGAGATACCGAATTTTTCGGATTTACAAGTAAAGATACGTAATTCTAAACTGGAAAAAGACATAGCTTCCCTACAGTTGCTAGAAGTCCCAGATATTGATTTAGATCTAGCTATTGATGCTTTAATTGATCAGTTTGCACAGAATTCTACCCTTGATATGTTGGAAGACTATATTAAGGATATAACTATGATGGATGTAGAGGAGATAAAATCCGGTATATCTAATATAGCATTAAAATTAGACGAAAAAACTTATACAGATGAAAAGGTAGCAACTATGGACAATATCAGTCTCTTCCCAGAAGATGATGATACTGAATATAAGTGCTTCCCTATCGGTATTAATAATACTTTTGATAGTAAGTATGGTGGTATATATAGAGAAGAGTTAATTATGTTAGGCGGTAAGAGAGGCTCTGGCAAGTCTCTAGTATGTGCTAATATAGTGGCTAATCAATATATCAATGGTAGGACCTCCATATTCTTTACTATTGAAATGACTGCACTGGAAACTTTCCAGCGTATTAGTAGTATTATATCTGGTGTATCTTATTCCCAAATAAGGAAAAACGCACTAGAAAAAGAAGAAATATTTGCATTAGCTAAAATGAGGGCTGATATGTTTGAAGGAGCAGAAGAAATATATGATGACTTCTTAGAGCATAGAGACCCAGTAAAACTAGAACGTAGGTTAATGCGAGATGGTAAGTTAAAGAAAGATAACCAAATTATAATTATTGATGATAGAGCTTTGTCTCTTACCAGTATTGATTTACATTTACAAAAAGCTAAAGCTCAATTTGGGGATTCCCTTACTTTAGTTGTTGTAGACTATGTGAACCAGATTGAAACAGGTATTGGAAAGGATATATATGATTGGCAATCTCAAATATTTGCTAGTAAGAAACTGAAGGAATATGCTAGGAAGTACGATATTGCTATCGTAAGTCCTTATCAGATTGATGATGGTGGTCAGACTAGGTTTGCTAAAGGACTATTAGATAGCCCTGATGCAGCATTCCTAATTGAAGCTCACTCTAAAGAAGATGAAGCTATTACATTCACTTCAACTAAAGTTCGTAGTGGACCGGAGATTGAATTTACTAGTAAAATGAATTGGGATAACTTGAGGCTTGGGCCACAGGATGCCTTGAAACCAGAGGACAAGGAAGATATAAAATCTAAAATCGGTAAAAAACCTAAAAAAGAGGAAAGCGATTTATTCTAATGGACGTTGAACAAATATTAAATGAGAGGAAGGTAGACTTCCAATCCAAAGGACAAGATTTTGTAGTAAGATGTCTAAATCCAGAACACGAAGATAATCACCCATCTATGCATGTAGATAAGATAAGTGGAACATATAACTGCTTTAGCTGCGGCTTTAAAGGTAATATATTCAAGTATTTTAATGTACACAGAGATTGGCAGGATTTTAGAGTAAAGAAACTACAAAAAGAGATTTTAAAAATTAGACAAGAAGCTAATGGACTACCAATGCCACCAGGCTTCGTTCCTTTCAATAGGGACTTTAGAGGTGTTAGAAAAGATATATTAAGAAAGTTTAATGCTTTTACGCATAAAGACCACGAAGACAGAATTATCTTTCCTATACCCGATATTACAGGAAAAATTAGAGCATTCATTGGTAGATACATAAATAGTAATGCTCACCCTAAATATATGATTTTTCCTAGAGGAGTAGATTTACCTTTATTTCCTTCTAAGACGAAACCTATAGATGGAAGTATTATATTAGTAGAGGGGTCACTCGATGCCTTAAATCTTATTAGTGGTGGATTAACAAATGCCGTTGCTGTATTAGGTGCTAATAATATTGACAGAAGTAAACTAGAAAGTCTAAAGTTTCTAGGTGTGAGAAAGATATACATAATGTTTGATGCAGATGATGCTGGACGGAAAGCTTCTAGGAAAGCAGAAGAAGAGTTGGACAACATCTTTCTAATTGAACAAATTGAACTTCCAGAGGGATTAGACCCTGGAGACCTGTCTATGACAGACATAAAACAAATAAAGGAAAGCTTATATGATGAAAGTAGCAATAGTTGACAAACACCCAACAAACGTAAATTACAGTAGACATTTTAGTTTTGAACACGAGGTATTCCACCTATCTTCAAAAAAAGTAAAGAAGTTATTAAAGAAAGATGTAGATTTAGTATTTGACCACTCTATCTTCGATTTTGTAGTTCTCATTGGTTCCGAGGCTGCTAAATTTATCGCAGGTATAGGTTCAGTAACAGAGTTTGCAGGGCACTTAGTAGATGAAAAATTCATTCCGATGATTAATCCTGCTATGCTAAACTTTAAGCCAGAGGCAAGACCACATTTTGAAAAAGCAGTTAACAAATTAGAAAAGTATGTTGCAGGTGAGAAACCACCTACAGTATCAGGCACTTTTGAGGGGATTACAGATGAGAAAAGGGCGAATGAATATCTTAGATCAGTACTTGCGGATGATGCAGTTAAATTTATTGCGTGTGACACGGAAACAACGTCTTTATACCCGAGAGACGGTTACGTATTGGGCATTAGCATTTCACATGAGAGTAAACAGGGTGTTTACATATCTACCGAGTGTGTTGGAGAAGACACTGAAAGACTTATGCAAGCTCTGTTCTCCAGTAGACTAGTAGTATTTCATAACGCTAAATTTGACTTAAAGATGCTTCAGTATCATTTTGGTTTTAAGTTTCCCAAAGTATCTGATACTATGCTAATGCATTACTTATTAGATGAAACCCAAGGAACTCATGGATTAAAATCTTTAGCTATGAAGTACACTGACTATGGAGACTATGACAGAGCTTTAGATGACTTTAGGGTTAGTTATTGTAGACAGAATAGTATATTAAAAGGAGATTTTACATATGATTTAATCCCCTTTGATATCATAGCTGAGTATGCTGCTATTGATACTGCTGTGACATATGACTTATACACCTTGTTTAGTAAAAAGCTATTAGCTAGTAAACCACTTACTAAAGTATATAGAGAACTAATGGTTCCTGGTATGCTGTTCCTAAAGGATGTAGAAGAAAATGGTGTTCCTTTTGATAGGGATAGACTAGTAAAAGTTCAAGCACTTATGGAAAAGGAAGTACAGTCTGCTAAAGAGAAGTTGTATGGGTATGAAGAAGTTCATAAATTCGAAAAGGAACAAGATAAGGTATTCAATCCTAATAGTACCCAACAATTAAGAATTTTACTATTCGATTATTTAGGTCTTACTCCTACGGGTAAACTTACTGGCACTGGCGCTGCTAGTACTGATGCGGAAGTTCTAAAACAGTTATCCGAAGAGCATCCTATACCTGGGGTAATATTAGATATTAGACAAAAGTCTAAAATTAAGAATACTTACTTAGATAAGATTATCCCTGCGTTAGACAAAGATGTTCGAATTAGAACTGGATTTAATCTAACCTCTACTACTTCAGGACGTTTATCTAGTAGTGGTAAAATTAATATGCAACAGCTACCTCGTGATAATGCAGCTGTTAAAGGTTGTATACGAGCCAGAGAAGGTTATAAGATACTACAACAAGATTTAGCTACTGCAGAAGTATATGTAGCCGCTATTTTAAGTAATGATAAGAACCTACAGAATGTTTTTAAAAGTGGAGGAGATTTACACTCTACAGTTGCTAAGATGGTTTTTAATCTTAAATATAATGTTGATGAGATAAAAGATAAAGCTCCCACACAGAGACAGGCTGCAAAAGCTATTACCTTTGGTATTATGTATGGGTCTGGACCTGCTAAGGTATCGGAGACAGTTAGTAAAGATAGTGGTAAGCCTTTTACAATTCAACAAGCAAAAGACACTATTGCCAAATATTTTGAAACATTTGGAAGATTGAAAAGCTGGTTAGCAATGTCTAAGGAGGATATCGAAGCAAATGGATATATTTATAGCATTTTTGGACGTAAGCGTCGTCTTAGCAATGTTTTTAGCACTGATAAAGGTATCGCATCCCACGAAGTTAGGAGTGGTATTAATTTCCTTATTCAGTCTGTCGCTTCTGATATTAATTTATTGGCAGGCATCGAGCTAAATCAGTGGATACTAGAGAATAATAAAGATGCAAAGATCATCGCTTTAGTTCATGACTCTATAGTTTTAGAGTGTAAAGACGAGGAAATTGACGAAGTATCTACTAAGATGGCTGAACTTACTCAAAAGGATAGAGGATGTTCTATTCCAGGAAAGCCAATTGGTGTTGACTTAGATATTGGGGAGGACTATAGTTTTGGTAAATTTGAAAAACAGTATCCTGACTTGGTCTGATATTACTTATCCTCTATTCCCCTTAAGTACGGGTATAGAGGGATTCTATGAAGAAGATGGAGTAGTATTAGTAAAGGATTGCACGGGATATAGAATAATTGATGATACGAATTTAGAAGGCGATACTCTAGGAATTAGACGTATAAAGTTAAAAGCAGATAAAAAACAAATCTATCCTTTAACACGAAAGATAGATACTTTTATAGACTTAATTAAATACTCTAATGTATATAAACATTATATAGACCATACTGGTAAGTACTTTAAGTATGAGAAAACTAGATTTGCTAAGTTAGTATATAAACCTATTAACTTTAGAAAATTCGTAGATGGTAAAGGAACTATATTTACTGTTAAAGGAGTTAATAGTTGGTTTGAAGTCCCTTATGTTGTTAGCCCCGAGGTTGATTGGGTAGGACTACTAAAGATAGACCGCTCTTGGCTTATGTATGAACTTAGTTTTACTAAGCAGCAGGATACTAGGAGAAAGATATGAAAAAAGCTATCGTATCTGATAGGATCTATTTAAAGGCTAGTAAAGAGTTGCAAGATATACTTAATGAAGAACTAACTTACGTTATCCCATCTTACAATCCAGACCAGCCTCCTACAATAATTAAAAACATTGGTAGAATATCTAAAGATTTAGTAAGTATCCCTTCTGGCCGTATGGACTTAGTGCCTGATGATTATGAAATAATAGATAAGAAACTATCAGTACCTGTTGATATGCCTGAGTTCAAATTTGAGTTAAGACCTAGTCAACAGAAGATATACGATAAAGTCAATGATAGTACTATTATTAATGCTCCACCTAGTTGGGGCAAAACATTCACAGCACTGGCTATAGTTAAGAAGTTGGGACAAAAGACTTTAGTAGTCACCCATACATTAGCTTTAAGAAACCAGTGGGCGGAAGAAATTGAGAAAACTATGGGATTTACTCCAGGTATTATAGGTAGTGGCAAGTTAGAGACTCATACTCCTATAGTAGTTGGTAATGTTCAGACTTTAAATAAGAAGATACCAGAGATTAGAGATTTATTTGGTACTGTAGTTTTAGATGAAATGCATCACGTATCTTCACCTACTTTCTCTAAGATAGTTGATAAACTACCTGCCAAGTATAAGATTGGATTATCTGGCACACTAAAGAGAAAAGATGGTAAGCACGTAGTATTTAATGATTACTTTGGGTATGATGTACATGTTCCTCCCAAAGAGAACTGCATGGTTCCAGATATACATATTATAGAGTCGGACATTAGATTCCCAGATGGGGCAAGAACTCCCTGGGCTAAAAGAGTAAATACAATAGCATATGACCCAAACTATCAACACCTAATAGCGCAGTTAGCTTCTGTATATGCAGCTAAAGGACATAAAGTATTAGTAGTTAGTGATAGAGTGGCATTATTAAAGAATTGTGCTGAATTAACAGGAAAAAGAGCAATATGCGTTACAGGAGAAATGAATCATGAGCTTAGAGGGCCGGAACTTAACAAAATCAAAGATGATGAGGCGGATATCCTTTATGGGACTCAGAGTATATTTAGCGAAGGGATTTCGCTTAATGAGTTATCTGTTCTTATTCTTGGCACTCCTATCAATAACGAACCACTTCTTATACAATTAATAGGAAGAGTAGTAAGAGAAAAAGAGGGCAAGCTTACCCCCGTTATTGTGGATATTAAGCTTAAAGGAAAAACGGCATCTAATCAAGCCAGATCACGCATGGCAGTTTATTTACAGGAGGGATACACGGTGAAAAATTATTCTTGACAAAAAGGTTAATTTTTAGTATAATATATATTCAAATTTAGGAGAAGTTTCAGTGATATTTTATAACTGGGAAATCATGACCAGCTTGGCTAATGGTAGCCCCAAAAATATAGTACTGATGGTAGCTAGACTAACTTACAATCTAACGTGTCACTCAAGTGATAAAAGAAAAGACATTTTCTACAACAGCGATTTGACGGGAGATAGCTATCTACTAAACCCACAACTACTCCTTCAGAATGAGATAGGAGCTTCTATGAGGCATATGGCAGAGTATGTTGGATTAGCCAGTTATAGACGTTATGCAGATTACGATATGACCGGGGACTCAACATTATATGTTCATTATAATCATATGAAGCTAGACAAAATAAAACAGAATCCTTTACTGCACGTAGAGGAAGATAAAATACACTTCAAACTAGAGGAACAATAAATGGCAATAAAATTTAAGAATGTTACAGGAAAAGCAAAGAAATCATCAGCAGAATCATACACATACAATGAAGGAGACAATACAATTCGCATGGTAGGAGATATTCTACCTCGTTATGTTTATTGGACTACTACTACTGATAATAAGCGTATTCCTATGGAATGTTTAGCATTCGACAGAGAACAAGAAAGATTTGCGAATCTTGAGAAAGACTGGATTCAACACTACTTTAAAGATTTAAAATGCTCTTGGGCATATGCAGTACAAGTAGTAGATGGTGGTAAACTAAAGATTCTAAATCTTAAGAAGAAACTATTTGAGCAAATCCTTACTGCAGCAGAAGACTTAGGGGACCCAACTGATATAGATACTGGTTGGGATGTTCGTTTTAAGAAAGTTAAAACAGGCCCACTACCTTTCAATGTAGAATATCAGTTACAAGTACTAAAATGTAAAGAACGTGCTTTAACTGATGCAGAAAGAGAGGTACTAAAGGATTTAAAGCCTATTGATGAAATTGTTCGTCGCCCTAGTGCAGACGATCAGAAGACTTTCATTGAACAAAATATCTTAGAGGGTGGTACAGATTCAAGCGTACCTGCTGAAGTAGCTGAAGAAGTTCAAGAACTTCTTTAAGGCTTAATAATAAGTCCACATAGGTAACTCTTTGTGGACTTTTTTATTTGGAGAAAAATAGTTTATGAAAATACTATTCAGTGCTGATTGGCACTTAAAACTCGGTCAAAAAAATGTCCCTAAAGAATGGGCAATAAATAGATATGAGCTATTATTTAAAGAAATATACAAGTTGGAAAAGCAGGTAGACTTACATATTATTGGAGGAGACCTATTCGATAGACTTCCTACTTTAGATGAATTAAGCTTATACTTTCAGTTTATTAAAAACGTTAATATACCTACACTTATATACCCAGGAAACCATGAAGCTCTAAAAAGGAATACAACTTTCTTTAGTAATCTAAAAGAAGTTACTACTGCTGTTAATAGTAATGTAACTATTATAGATGATTACTATAAACTAGAGAATATGGATTTTATTCCTTACAATAAGTTAAAGGAATTTAACCCAGAAGACTTTTCTGGAGATATACTATTCACACACGTTAGAGGTGAGATCCCTCCACACGTAACCCCTGAAATTGATTTAAGTAAACTAGACCGTTGGAAAACGGTAATAGCTGGAGACTTACATTCGCATGAAAACTCTCAAAGAAATATTGTGTATCCTGGTAGTCCTGTTACTACTTCTTTTCATCGTAACCCAGTAGATACTGGTGTTTTATTGTTTGATAATGATACGATTAACTATTCATTTATGAAGTTGAAGCTACCTCAGCTAATTAGACAGACTGTAGCCTCTACTGAACAGATGAAAAGAACTCATTATAATCATACTATATATGAATTAGAAGGTGACTTAACAGAGTTAGCTAAGGTAGATGGTGATATGGAATTACTAGATAAAAAGCTAGTAAAACGTAAATCAGAAGCAGCCCTAATATTAGGGAAAGATATGACTATAGAGGAAGAATTGTCCGAATATCTACAGTATATATTAGGCTTAAATGAAAAGAAAACTAAAGAAGTATTAGGAGTGTTTAATGATTATACTTAAAAAGCTACAATGGAGTAATTGCTTCAGTTACGGCAAAGATAATGTACTTGATCTAGAAGCAGATATACTTACTCAGTTAGTTGGAACAAATGGAGCAGGTAAAAGTTCTATCCCTCTTCTTGTGGAAGAAGCTTTGTTCAATAAAAATTCTAAAGGCATAAAGAAAACTGATATAGTAAATAGGCATAATGGTGCTAAATACTACAGTATATCCTTAGATTTTTCTACTGATGGAAGTAACTATACAATTGATGTAAATAGATCAACATCATTAAAAGTTAAACTGATGCAGGATGGAGAAGACATATCCTCACATACTGCAACAGGCACGTTTAAAACACTAGAGCTGATATTAGGATTAGACTTCAAAACCTTTTCCCAATTAGTATATCAAAGTACTACAAACTCTCTACAGTTTCTAACTGCTACAGATACAAATAGAAAGAAGTTCTTAATAGACTTACTTAACTTAGATAATTATATTAAATACTTTGACACCTTTAAAGTAGCTCACAAAGAAGTACAAGATCAACTGAATGAAATAAAGGGTGAAATAAATAATATAGAACAATGGTTAAACCACCATAAGATATCCTCTAATACTAAGAAGAAAGTAAGAGACCTTCCAGTAATTTCAACAGAAGAAATAGAGGAAGTATCTGAGTTACAACTTAGACTAAAGAATCTTCATGCAACTAATAGATCTATAGCACAGAACGAACAATATAAAGAGTTATTAGTTAAAATAGATGCTAATGAGTTAGTTAAAGTAGTGCTAAAACCAGAAGATCCAGAAGATATTAATGCTAAGATAGGTTCTCTTACAGCGGAAAGAGCTGCAGCTAAAACTACTATGAAGAAGTTAAATGCTTTAGATGGTAAATTACAGTGTCCAACTTGTTTACAAGATATAGAGGAAGACTTTAAAGCAGAACTAGAAGCCGAAGCTAACTCATCTATAAGTAGCAAAATTACAGAGATTAATAAGTTAAACGACAAAGTTACTGAAATAAGAGAGCAAAATCAAGAGTACTCTCAGCATCAAAGTATGGTTAGAGAGTTCGAAAGACTATCTACTCTTATTGACCGTGACTTATCCGTAGAACCAGAAGATGAACTTAATATACAGGAACAAATAAATGGACTTCAGCACAGTATTTCTTCACTACAAGCAGAAATTAGTAAGATTGAAAAAGAGAATAGGGAAGCTACTAAATTCAATACAGAATTAGAGTACCTAACTAATCAGATAAAAGAATTTAAAGAAAACCTAGACAAAAAACAATCTCAACTAAAGAATATAGTCAATGAATCAGCTAACTTAGAAGTATTAAAGAAATCCTTTAGTACTAATGGTCTAGTTGCATATAAGATTGAAAATCTTGTAAAGGACTTAGAAGAGATTGCTAATATTTATTTATCTGAGTTATCTGATGGAAGGTTTCAACTAACCTTTGAAGTAACTAATGATAAACTTAATGTAGTTATATCTGACAATGGTGATACTATTCAAATACTGGCTTTAAGTTCTGGAGAGTTAGCAAGAGTTAATACAGCTACTCTATTGGCGATTAGAAAGCTAATGGCTACACTGTCTAAGTCTAAAATCAATATGTTATTCTTAGACGAAGTAATAAATGTATTAGATGATCCAGGTAGGGAGAAGTTAATTGAAACATTATTAAAAGAAGTAGAACTAAATACCTTCTTAGTATCTCATGGTTATACACACCCATTGTTATCTAAAATTAACGTAGTTAAAATAAAAGATACATCGAGGTTAGAGCAATGAGGGAAGTAAATGCAAATAAAGCAGTTGAATTTATAGGTACAGTTCCTTTATTGCACGTTATGTGGCACAAGGATAATTGTCCTGTATGTGAGCATTTCACTCCTGAGTTAGAGAAAATTGAAGATGAGTTACCAGAATGGAAGTTTATTAAAGTTAATTATAACGAGCATAAAGAAACTACTAAACAAATGACTTGGGAGCCTACCCAATTTCCTATATCATACCTATTTGTAGATGGAGAAAGGATATTCGTAGCTACAGGGGCAGCTGCTCCTGAAGCAATAATTGATACTCATAATCAAATAGCGGAAGGAACTTGGCTATCCCCTCAAGCAATAGAACAGGAGCAATTAGATGCCCTCGACAAATAAAAGTAAAGCAAAAGGATCAAGAGCGGAATCAGCCCTCTGTGTAGTTCTTAGGAAGTACACTGGTTTGAATTGGGAACGAATTCCTTTATCTGGCGCGCTAGACGCAAAACATGGACTAAAAGGTGATGTTTACATCCCTAAAGAACTTAACAAATACTCTGTAGAAGTAAAACATTATAAAGATGATCATCTTACTAGTAAATTGCTTACAGGTAAATATCCTCAAGTACAAGAATGGTGGGACCAAACATTAAGAGAGCAAGAAGAAAATGAAGCAGAACATCCTCTATTAGTTTTTAAATTTGATAGAAGTAAATGGTTCTGTGCTTTTTTAGAAGAGCCAGTTAATGATTATAGGTATCTTTACTTTTCTGAAGGATTTTATTTAGCAAAATTAGAAGATTATTTAACCGATAGAAAAAAGGACGATTGGATATGGCAAAGAGTTTCAAAGAAATAATAGCAGGAGATGAGGATACTATAATGGTAGTAGACGCTCTCAATCTAGCATTTAGATACAAGCATCAAAAGAAAAGACATTTCGCAGAGGACTACCTTAGAACAGTACAATCCTTAGCACACTCATATAAAGCAAGTGAAGTAATAATTACTTCGGATAAAGGCTCTTCAACATATAGAAAGGGTATATTACCAGAGTATAAAGGTAATCGTAAAGAAAAATACGATAAACAAACAGAGGCTGAGGCCGAAGAGTTCAGAGATTTTATTAGTGATTTTGAGGATACTATAGAGTTACTAAAAGATCATTATGACGTATTTAGATTTAAGGGAGTAGAGGCGGATGATATAGCTGCTTATATTACTAAAATATCTAATAAGAAGATTTGGTTGATATCCTCTGATAAGGATTGGGATTTACTTATTACTCCCAAAATATCAAGATTCAGCTATGTAACAAGAAAGGAGGTAACATATGACACCTGGTCCGAACACTACGATGTTAGCATCGATAGCTATATTAGTTTTAAGTGCCTTTGCGGTGACTCTGGGGATAATGTTCCTGGCATACCTGGGATAGGGCCTAAAAGAGCTGTAACCCTTATAGAACAGTTTGGTTCTGCTTTTGATATTTATGATAATATACCTATTAATTCTAAATATAAGTTTATACAGGCTCTCAACGAAAGTGGAGACAGACTGCTTGATAATTATAGATTAATGGATCTTTTAACTTACTGTGAAGAAGCCATAGGAGACGACAATCTAGAGGAAATAAGAAATTGTAGTGTTTTATAAAAATTATAAAAATAAGCACAACAAAATATTCTCATAAAAAAACTAAATTATTTGGGAGAGCAATAGATACAGATATGAGACATAATAATAACTACTCAAGTATATCTATAGGAATTATAGGATACGGAATGGTGGGAAAAGCTGTGGAGTATGGCTTTCCTACTTGTAAACATTTAATATCGGATCCTGCTTATAATGATAAGTCAGTTTCCGAGGTATGTTCGGAAAATCCATCGGTAATTTTCATTGCTGTTCCAACCCTTAATGATGATAAGGGTT